CTACATCATTCAAAAGATCTACAGCTGCTTGATCTAAGCCAGACTTACCTTTTTTAATATTTTCTTTTGGTAAAAACTCCCTGGGAGAATTTCCGTCTCGCATTGTTTTCAGATCTTCCTCAGAAAAATTATACAGATCGTGAAGGCTATCAAGGGCATCGGGAACTGGTTGAGAGGCACTTAGGGGATCAACAAACTGAATAGTATCACTCATTTTCTCTGTTGTATTACTGCCTTCGGTATTAGGTGCTGTATAAACTGCATCTTTGTTATCATAAAGCTCTGTTACAAACTCATTTGATTGATTACGAGTTCCCTCTTCTTTAGAGAGGTCCAGTAATCTTAAAGAATCTGAACCATACTTTGATGCAAATTCCTCAGCATCCCCGTATTTTTCTGCTAGTATCTGAAGTCCTCTGTGCCGAAGCTCGTGGATAATTACATCTAAAGATGCTCCGTGCCTTGGGCCGTAAGAAACTATATCTAATTCGCTGTTATAAGATGCTGGGGCATTTGCCGAAAAAGATTTTTTATTCCCTAAGGCTTGGTAACGTACTGGACTAACACCTTCAGGAATTTTTCTAATAGTTTCTGGTTTTATAATTTCTTCACCGTACCTTTGAGCACGGGAAACTTTTAGGCCCAACATTGCTATTGGGTCTTTTTTTAATAGCGGTGAAAGAGTAGCTTCAAACTCAAGGTCACCTAAAGCTTTTACATCACCACCCTTGTTAAACTTAAGGGACTTGCTTCTTTCGACAGCAGCCTTGACGGCATCGGACTCACTCTTGTGGGTACTGGTTGGACTAATAACTTCAGCGTCTAGCATCATGCGAAGGATGTCGTCGTCGTACTGGTATCCTTTATGGATACTTGGTACATTAATCCACTGACCTTTATACTTAAAGGTGGTAGACTTTTCTGAAACATTCTCACCGTCTTCTGTTTTGTAAACATCTCTGCCAGCTTGTGTGGACTTACCTGTTTTAGCACCTACTTTTTTATTAGCCATTAACTTTATCCCGTAAGTATTTAAATTTATTTAAACAGGCTGCTTGGCCTTGCAAACGAAACAAGTCATTAGCCTCGGGTGCTTGCTCCATCTGCTTGTGAACATCGTTAAGACGGGACTGTAGCTCTGCAAGAAAAGATTCCCACAGAGCTTTGTCATTTACCAAGGGTTTAAGGTTATTCATTATTATCCTGGGCTTTGATTAGTATTAGCTGAGAAGCCCTGTTCTCCTGGCTGAGGGGCTGTACCGATACCTATGTTACCACCCCCTCCACCTGCAGTGTCAGTCACTCCTGGTGGGCCTCCAGCGCCCTCAGGAGCTTGTCCTGCTGGTGGTGCTGGTGGTGGGTTAGCTTCTCTGAACTTCTTAAGGATCTCCGCTTGTACAGCTGCATCACCCATAGAGTTTACTAGCTTATCAGGATCAAGATCCATTGACTTAGCAATCTCACGAATAATATAGTCCATCTTAGCAAAAGGAGCTAGTACAGGATTCTGTACAACTTGAAGGAACTGCATCAGTCTTTGGCTACGTACTTCGTTAGCCATCAAGCTTTCTGTACCACGAGCCTTTACATCAAGGTCACCCTTAATCTCTGGGTCGTAGTCAAACTGCATGTTGAAGTGAAAGAATGCTTTTGCAAGTGGGCCTAGTAAGTAATCATCTACGTTCTTAATGACGTTTCTGATACTACCGTTGGCTGCAGACATAAGCATAGAGATGCCTGAAGCTGTACGTCCTACACCAGATACACCTGTCTGCCCGTGAGCAAACGAAGGGAAGCCAGTAGATTCATCGGCAAGCACACGGGCCTTATCAAACATCTGCATGTTCTCGTTAGACACGTTAGGGAACTTAGTACCGAAGATAGCTTGGCCAGGAGCACCACCTTGACGACGAAAGACTTTTCCAGGATATACACTAAGGTCTTGTCCAGGAACTAGGTTAGTCTCATCTACTTCAATTAGCATATTGCCTGACAGTGCAGCATTATCAACGGCCATTCTCATAAAGCCGTTCATCAATGTCTGAGTGTCATCCATGTTCTCTGCAAGACCTACGCCAAACATTGAATAGGGATTTACTTCGTAAGGTACTGAGTAGTAAGGAATAATAGATGGAGTAAACGGATTCATTACAAGACGTAGTACTTGTCCATTACAAACCCAGATATTTACAGAGACCTGATCCATATCTTTTAGTTCTTTTGGAATGTCTACATCATGCCCTTCGAGCACTTCTGTATCCACATTACCCCAGAACTCTAGGACTTCAAAACGCTCAGCATTAGATTCTTGGGAGTCATCTTCCATGACCTGTTCCCACCACTCTTTAGTGTAGGACTCACCCATATTAATAGCTGTGTCAATTGAGTTTTTACGGAAGAAAGGTCTGTTCTTGAGACTGCGTAGCTGTGTGCGAGACATCTTGTGACGCTCAACAACATACTCAGCTTCATCCATATTAGCTGCATCTGGATCAGGGTAGAAGTTCCAGACAGATACAGAAGATGTCTGTGGGACTGTTTTATAAATTGGTTCGTATTCACCCTCTTCAGACCAGTTAGGGTATTCTTTATCTACAGCAAACGGGCCTTTCATAACCCCTGTGCCAAACAGTGCGCATTCAAAAGCTGCTACACGTAACTGCTTGTTCGCATTAGATTCTTCTAGCTGATCATGGATTTTCTTTTCCATTTTCTTAGCAGAGATCATAGCTGGGTGTATAGTAACTTCTGTAGCTGTACCACCAGTGCCTTCTTTCAGCTCTGCAATAACTGGAGAAAGTTTTTTCTCTAGTCCTGCAAGTCTTTCACGAAGGTCTGTAGATGTTTCTCCTGGAAGAAGTTTCATATCTTCTGGTGAAAAATCTGACTTAGCTTTTTGCATGTCAGTATTAGTTTCAAAGTTTACTGACTCTGCAACACCCTCTGGTAAGGTAGTGGGGTCAATAGAAATAGGAAACTTATTATTGCCAAATAGAACTTCTACAATCTGACCATATGCAGCTAGTACTTTTGTCTTAGTTACTTTTACAAAGACTTGTGACTTCTCAGTAGAAGTAAACTGTACATCAGATCCATATAGTCCACGGTAGTTACGGTAGGCTTTAACCCACCGTTGTTCCTCAGTTTCTCTCGAAGTAGACGCTTTTGAGTATCTCTCAGTAACTAAAGAGATAATGCTCCCTACTACTGGATCAGAGTACCCACCTTCATCCATGTCCTCGACAGCCCTAGATTCAACAGAGTCCATAGCCATTTCATTTTCAAAGATTTCGTCTTCTTCCATATTACTTCCTAATAGCCAAAGGTGGGGTCGCTTACTTGAAACCCTGTATTCGAAGCTGGGTTATAATCAAATAAACTACTTCTTGGTCTTGTCATTACACCATAACGCAGTGCATCATAAAGGTGATCTTCTGAGTGAGTATCTACATCTTCGGGATTGTTCTTATCCAGTGGGATAGCAGGTAACTGTGAGATTAAGTTCTTACAAGTATTGAAGATAACCATACGTGGTTGTTCTGTAAACTCATCTACCTGCAGTCGTCTGTGTATTTCGTTTTTACCTGAGACACGAGAACCTTTAGATCTATCTGCAGGTCTCCATCGGCAACCCTTAACAATCATTTGTTCTGCTAAGGAAGGCCCAGTGTCTCCACGCTTATGCCACAGAGAACTATCAAGTACACCATAACGTATTTTCTCTTCGGACTCAACATCTAATATCATATCTGCAAGATCTGTAGCTAAGACTTTCTTAACGTACATCTCACGATAGATAATCAGTTGCTCATCAGGAGCCACTGCAATCCAAACAATTCCACTGTAAGATCCATAACCATAGTCAGCTGCTCTAAACTTTGCCCAGCTGTGAGGAATATCAAATGGTTCTACAACGTGTAGCTTACGGTTAAACTCAGGAAAAGCTGCTCCCTCGTTAATGTCCCAATCCCCTTCCAACAATTGTTTTCGCTGGTGCTCAGGCAAAGAGAGTAGGTTGGCTTCGTACATCCCATCATCAGAAAGATAGGGATTATCAAAAAGAGTCGCAGGAATAAACCTTCTCTTAAATAGAGGTTGTCCCTCTCTTGTATGACCCTTAGGCCAAGTAATAGTTTCTCCAGTTTCTACATCAGTAGCCCAGAAAGCTTTTCTAGGTGTCTCTGGGTCAATAAAAGTCTTCTTAACCCACTGATGTCCTGGACCTCCAGGGTTAGTAGTAGCTCTCATGTAGAGAGGTAGCCCACTAGCTGAAGTAGTACGTAAGCGTGAACGCATATAGTTCCACGGGTAAGGTGAAGACCACTGAGTAAGCTCGTCAAAGCCAATCCAGTTAAAGGCCTGTCCTTGGTATCTCATGACATCATCGTCACGGTCAAGGTAAGACATCCACAGAGTCGCACCGCTAGGTGCTACCCAAGTCTTATCTCGTTCCATAAACTTAATCCCTGGGATAGCCCGTGGGTAAAGTTGTTTGGATACCGAGATAAGCTCTCTGAGTTCCTCAGTACTACGACGAACTAGGAGCATCTGGGCGTTAGGATTGTTCAAGTACCTCACTGGGTCAGCAATCATTGCGTATGATTTACCGCCTCCAGCTGAGCCACCGTATAGAACTTCCTGCTCTGTAGACGCTAGAAATTCTGTCTGTGGCCCTGGATTGGGTTCAAAGAGAATCTCCCGCTGTGCTGCAACTACATCTATAGGCGCAGGCTTAACCTGTGCTGGAACTTTCTTCGACGGGGCGTCTTCTACCAAGTCGATTGCTTTCGAGCTTTTCCGCTTTTTCTGCTGCCTCTTTGTACCTTTCGGCGTAGAAGCGTTGGATTGAAGCTGCTGCCTTACGTTTTTGCTCAATCTTAACCCTCTTAAACAAACCTACATGAGATATATATCTACCAGAAGTTTCACTTAACCATGCAGATACCTCACGATAACTGTACTGATTTAAGTGTTTCTTAGCTTGCTCAAAAAGCTCTAGCTCTTCTGGGATTGGTAATAGTATATCAGGGTCAGTGGGGTCTTGTCTATACCCAAAAGGAAGAAATCTCCCCACCCTAACTAACGGTACCCACTCCCACTCACCACCGATCTTTTCCGGTTTAGGTAGTTTCCAAGTTTTAGTTTTCATTTTCTTTTGGAGGCAATATAAACAAAGGACTTTCAGTCTTCACTTCAATTTTGTCAGTCTTAACAAAACCTGCACGATCCATAAAGTCTTTTGCAGCTGCCATCTTCTCTTTGTTGCCCAAATCTGTGGGTGATCTCATTACTTGCATCATAGCCCAAGCTGCCGCTGGACCACGAGTTGCGATAAAGTCTTTAGTTCTTTCAGCTACTTCGCCTTTTAATACAGACATAATAGTAGTAGAGGACGTACCTTCGGCATACCCTGCAAGCTTAAGAGCTTTAACAGGGTTGCCTTCGGCTTCTTCAAACAATGCATCCAAGAATGCTTGTTGTTTCTCAGTGAGGTTTCGGCCCATATATTTTCTGCCTTATTTCAGTGCGTGTAACACCTATATCATGCAAGTCTTTTGCTGACATATTGTTTAGTACCCAGTAGTCTGCTCTGCGTTGCATACGTTTTACATGACGGTCCCATGCACGGTTAGCAAAAGCTTTAATATGTTTAATCATTCTTCTATCCTAATTTAAGTAAACCCTTACTTGGGTTAGGATAGTTTTACATAAACAGTTATAACATACCAATGCTAATAATGCAACCCCGTCATTACCCTACTGGGATAAAGGTCTCTGTTACAGTAATAATAGTATCAATGTGACCAGAGTTAGCGGGAGTCACCTGTATCTTATCTCCAGATTGGAGAACTAGATCTATATTACTATGAGTAACTGACGTATCGTGTGCAATGCTTTTGTTATTTAGGAACTTAGAGGTGTAGGTATCAGCAGCTACATACCAATTTACATCGACCGTGTTGGTTCCACTAGCTGCACCATTGACTATATGAATAAAAGTAACCTCTGCTATACAGTTAGCAGGGCAAGTATACACGTTTTCAGTAGCTGTACCTGTGTTGTGTCCATATACTGAACGTATACGTGAGGGCTTGCCTTGATTGTTTAGTGACATTACTTTTAGCCTTTATCCAGAGTAGAGTTATCTTTTACGTCTAGCTTTTGCATTGTCAGTTTTGTCTAGGATATTAGCTTTATCCATTTGCTTTTTAGCTTTCTTATTAAACTCTGCTTGAGACAGACCAGAAGGAAGGCCAAAAGCAAGTCTCTTAATGGCGTTGTTATTAACAATACTTAGGTACTCTTTAAAGGTAACCCCATTAAACTTTGGTGTGCCAGTAGAAGGGGGCACTTGTCCTCTGCTAGCTTTATTTTTATCTAAAGCTCTGGTAGCCATCTCGATGACACCATCACCTCTTCCACCCTTAGTGTTAGAGAGTTTGGTCGTTGTCACTCTTGGAGTAGTGATGCCTGTTGTAACGTCAGACTTAGGTCTAAGCTTAGGACGAAGTGATGTCTTAACACCCCCACTCTTTTTAGCTGGGGCTGACAGATCTGAAGCAGTAGCAGCGATCATTGTCTTACCATCTTTATTTGTGTAATAAAGACTACCAGCCTTTTTAGCTGCAGAAATACTCTTGTACTTACCTGCGCCTTTTTTAGCTTCTGAGGTTGAAAGACCCTTAGCTTTTTGGTTAGAGTTAATCCACTCTTTTAGTGACATCTTAGCCATTAC